ATTCGGAATTATGAATGCGGAATTCGGAATTTCGGTGCCGCCTGCGGCGGTTATTTAAATACGTCCCACGAAGTGGGACACCTTAATTCCGAATTAAGAATTCCGAATTCCGAATTAAAACTTGATTCCGGGGTTCTTCGCACGGAACGCGGCTTCAACGCCGGAAATAGCGGCGCTGCCGTTCCCGCCGGAAACCCCTGTTGTTGTCGGCGCTGAACCTCCCGCAAACTGCGGATACTTTTTCAGCACCTCGTCGATTGCCTTTTCAAGCGGCATGTCGTCGCTGACTTTAAGCGAAGCCAGCGCTACTACGTCGTCCGCCGCGTCGGGCTTTACGCCCTTTGACGTGGCGAGCAGCTTCGCTTCCAGAGCGGCGGCTTTCTTCTCGGCTGCGTCCGCGCGGTCGGACTGCGCCTTGATAGCTTCCGCGGACTTCTGCTCTGCGGATTTCTGGTCGTCCTGCCACTTGTGGAATGCCGCGAGATCCTCCTTGCTGGGAAGTCCCTTGCGCTCGCGTTCAAGGCGCGATTTTATGAGGTCGTTGACCTCGTCCTGCGTGAATGTTTTTGCCGCCCCCTGCGCGCCAGTTTTGCGCACAATACCGTCCGGGTTTACATCGCCGAGAATGTTTTGCGCAAAACTTTGCGTAGATACGTTAGGATCACCTCCGGCGGTCTGAGTGCCGCCCTGCTCCTGTGTGGTCTGGGTTGTCTGTTCGTCTGCCATTGTTGTTACCTCCGTTTAACGTCCGTATGACTATTTTCCGCGCGGCTTTTAATGTCGTCAGCGTGTTTCGGACAATAAAATAGCGCCGTGCTTATCGCATAGCGCTTGATTATTCGTTTGAGATTCTAGCTATTATTTCAAGCTCCCGTTCGCTGAGGTGCCAGCGTTCTGCTTTCTCGCGTTCTGCTTTCTCACGTTCTGCTCTGACTTGTTCCGATACAAGCCAGCCGCAGCCGAAAACAGCTTTTTTAGCCGCTCTCTGGGAATCCAGAGCCGAAACACGCACGCTTGCGGAGCGGGGAACAACGAACTCTATTCCGTACCTTGCATAGGGATAAATCGCCACCGTTGTCACCAGCTCCAAAGGATATGAGTATTTAGGAACGCGCTTTCTAAGCGCTGCGGTGTTTGCGGTATTCGCTTCATCGACCGCCTTGTAAAGCGTTGGAGAAGTCCGCGCCCTTATCTCGTGCGGTTCAAGGTTTGTAACGAACGACGTGCAGATAACCGCGCCGTTTTCGTATTCTATATCAACGCCTACCGGAAGTACTGTGCAAAAGTCACCATATCGGCAGCTTGTCAGAGTAGGAGCGAACAGGAAGAACTTTATATTTCGCTCAACGTAAAAGCGCACGATTTTTGAGAGTATGGAAAACGGCGGATTGTCCACAACAACACCGCCGCTGTAATCTTCCTTTTCATAGTCGCCGCCAGGGTAGAACGGACGCATAAACTTCGACTTGTCGAGTTTGTACTCGTTCGCCACCCAGTCCGCTATTGCCTCATACACAAGCGGCGGTGTATAGCAGTCGTCGGTCGTTTTCTTGGGCTTGAACTTCTCGATGAAGCCCTCATAATCTTCAAACTTTTCTTTGTTCTGGCTTGTTGCCATTTGTCCCTCCTTTGCAGGGCATAAAAACAGCGCCCCGTTGGAGCGCTTGGTTATTGGAATGGAAAAGCACCCTGTTTGGCGCAGGGTGCGAGAAAAATTAAGCTATTATACGGACAATTTCAGACGGAGAAATCAACTTTGTTTCGAAATCTCCGCCGGTATCGACATCAACGACATAATCGTCGCCAATACGGTCAACAACGGAACCTTTGCGCCCGTCTTTAAGCAAAACAGTATCATAGAGTTTAATCGTCATCTTTCTTCGTCACCTTCTTCTCTGTCACATACGCGCTTGTGAGCCGCGGTTCGGTCTTGCCGTTCTCAATTATCCAGCCGGTACAAACATTAGCCTGCTTGCCGTTGGCGCCGGTTATGCGCATTACATACTCATAAAGCTGACCGTGGTCGTTTGAGCCTTTCAGCTTTAATGCACTTTCATCAAGGTTTGCGGATATGTTATCAATAAGTTCCTGGTAGTTGTCCATTGTATATCCCAGAGCTTCGCGGAAAGCGCGGGCTTTGTCTGGTTGTTTCAATGGATCGAGCGCATATTTTGTGAACTTCTCTTTCGGAATTTCAGCGAAATACTGCAAACTTATTCTTATTGGCTGCCTTGCTTTTATTATACCACTTCCTGCGGATTTGTCAAGAGCCTTGCCGAGCTTTTTCTGCCATTCATCAAAAGAAAGCACTTTTGAGCCGGAACTCTCTTTCCATTCGCCCGGGTCAAAATATCTCCTGATGTAATCCGGAAGGTCTTCACGATGAGTGTAATAAGCTCCATAGGCTTCTGCCCAAGCTTCATTAGTAGATTTTAGAATACCAAGTCCCGTTTCTCTCTGCCACCTAGCAGCGTCTGCGCCGAATGCCGTCGGCAGTCCGTACTTGTTCTGATAAACGTGACCGCATTCGTGGAAGTCTGTCACAGCGCCATCTGTGTTAAAATGCCAGCCATGACCGTAACGCTGAACATATTTTTCGTTAACTTCCTGCTTTGTTTTGGTAAGGCTGTCGATTGATTTGAAACTGCGTGTATTTACAGCGACAATCGCTTCGCCAGACCCATCAATGCTTGGCGCATTGATATTTACAGCGCTCAGGTTGATTTCGTACGGCGCTACCGTTACAGCGTAAGCGTTATTCTGCGCTCTTCCTAACGGCGCTCCGGTAACCTTAGTGTATTTCTGCAAATCGGTAACCAAAACAGGAGCGGAATCATCGGGCAATGTGCTGATTGCCATGTTTAGGTTGTTTGCACGTTCGGTGGTGAATTTCGAATAGTCAGCATACTTCACACCAAGTTTCTGTGCGTACTCCTGCGCCTCCTGCACGGTCTTTGCAGGAGTGAAGCTGCTCACGGCTGATACCGCCTGCGGGGCGACCGTCGCCTGCGGTTTGTTCATCTCCGCAGCCATAGCCGCGCGGCGGGCGCTGTCGTTGTCTGGCTTCACGCTTCCGTAAGTCCTCACCCTATCCGACCGATATTTCAGCCCGTTGCTGTCGCAGTAGGATTTCAGCGCCTTGTTCTGCTCCGCCATCTTCCTGCGGACTTCCTTTGCGCCCTCGGTATCGCCTGCGGCTTCGAGCATATCCGCTTCCGTTTTGGACTTCCGCACCTTGCGCTCAAGCTCCCGCTGCTTGCAGACCTTGTTGTACAGCGCTTTATCTTCCTCGTCGTCATACTCGACCGAGGACTTCCGGAACAGCCCGTCGGAAACTCCCCTCGGACGATGCCCGCAGTTTATCCCGAACAGCCCGTCCGGCTCGCCGAAGCTCGTCTGCGACAGCGGGATCACCTTGTGCTTTCTGCCGTTGATGTCGGTTATCTCGGTAGTCCTGCCGGAGCGTGAAATCAGCTTGCCCTGCCAGGGGCGGCACTTCGGACGGCTTCCAGGGTGAGGGCTCACCTCGAACACGTCCTGCCCCAGGCTGTCCATAGTCGAGAACTGCGCTTCCAGAGCCGTATTCTTCACCGTCGCGCGGATATCCATGTTGACGTATGCCTCCGGCGACCATTCCCGCCCCGACTTGTCTACGAACGCCGGAATGCCTTTCTGCGCCATCTCGTGTATCGTCGTGCGGACCGCCTTTGTACGGCTCTCTGCGCCGGATACGACCGAAGCCGTGTTGCTGTTCAGAATATTCAGGACGTCCTGCTTGTTCGTTATCTCGGACTGCTCCCGGCGCTGTTCTGCGGTTTTGCGCAAAATACTGCCTTGGCTTGTACCCGCCAGTTCCGTGTTGCGCAAAACCTGCCACTTATCGGCGACCGTATTCACAGCGCGGACGAACGTGCTTTCAGCCTTGTACTTCATCACGGTGTTGACCTGGTTGTACACGTCCTTAGCCTGATTGCGGTAGTGCTTGACGGCGTTCGCGGCGCTCTCGGCGAACCGCTGGTCATGCCACATGTTCTGGATTCCGTCCTCGGCGAGCGTATCGTCTATCGCCTGCCGGACGGTATCCGCGACGTTCCCGGGAATGCCCTTTGTGCCTGCCGCGATTATCTTGTGCGCGTCCTGCCGGAGAAGCCCGTGCTTTGCAAGCTGCTTTAACTGCCATTTGCTGACCTCGTTGAGCTGGTGGTCGTCGTTCAGCGAAAGCTGCCGCGCTATCCGGACGAGCAGGCGTTCCTCAACGCTCATGTACGCGTCGGCGATGGGAGCGGCGAGGTTCAGGGCTTCAAGGGCGGTCATGATTCGTCACCGAAGAAATCCGCAATATTACCGCCGCCGGATTCCTGCGACATGCGCTCAAGCTCCTCCCGGGCGGTGGCTTCGTCGCACTTCTGGACTTCCATTATCGCCTTTATCTTGGATTTCAGCCCCGCCGAAACCAGCTTGATGTTGTTGTCTATCAGCGTGTTGTCGTCGATGATGATGTTGTCGTTCCAGCCGACCGTTACGCTGTACTCCCGCGCGGAAAGCTCCCCGGACATCACCCCGAGCTGAATCAGCGCGTGAACGACCGTTTCTATCGTTTCCGTGAGCAGGTTCTTGTTGTTCTTGACGGTGCGCGCCGTCTTGCTCTCCTGGGAGATTATCTCGGTCGCCGTTTTCATGCCCTGCTGGACGTCAAAGCTGAACGTTCCCGCCGACAGCCCGGTCTGCATGCACAGAATATTCAGATACGCGTTGATGGCGCTGACGTGCTGTTCTATGCGGAGTTCGGTCGTGTTGTCGGTGATTTTCAGGTTCTCGCCGTCCTCATGCCGGAGCGCTATGAACGCTTCGTCGTCCGCGTCAAAGTACCGGACTATCTCGCCGCTGTCAGGGTCAACCATGGTCTGAATGCAGTTGCTCGGCACGATTATGCGCTTCTTGCCGAGAACGAACTCCCGCTGGAAGCTGTCGAACACCGTATCAAGCGCCCGGAGCGTATCTATGCAGTTCGCGTAAACGGACATTCCGAGCGGCGTGTCGTAGTCCGAGTTATTGCTGACGAACGGTCGGAAATACGCGAAAACCGGCTTGCCGCCCTCATAGACGACCGGATTCTGCAAATCCGGGAACATCTCCGCAAGCGGGCATTCCTGCCCGAGCTCGCTGTCAGAAGCCGCCTTGAACAGCTTGAACTCCGACTTTCCAGGCTGCATGTACTCCAGCAGATGAAAGTAGTCCCTGCCTTTTGTGTAAGTCCCCGAAAGTATTCCGGACTGCACGCCGGAGCCGTCCCAGCTCACCGGAACGAAGCGGTCGGCGGTGATGTAGTCTATCCTCGGCTTCCCGCCGGAGAGGTAGCATTTCAGCACCCCGCCGCCCATGGCGTAAGCCTTGCTGAGGAGCTCCGGGAGCTGTTTCCAGAAGCCGTTCGCGTTCAGCGCGCTGTTTATGTATTCCTGATATTCTGGGCGGTCGAGCGTAATCTCGCACTGCTCCGAAAAGGTCAGCGCCGCGAGGTTATCGCACAGCACCTTAGCCATATTCAGCCGCAGGAGCTGCCGCTTTCCCCGCGAGAAAAGCCCGCCCTTTGCGGTCTGCCGCCACTCCGGGTCGTCGCGGTATATGCGCCGCCACTTGTCTATGCAGGCGCTGTAGTATTCCGAGCCGCTGAACTCCTGCCCGAATGCGGCGGCGATTTCATTTGCGTTCATGTATTCCTCCAAATTCTATGAGCCGGTTCGCGTGCGGTTCGAGGGCGTATTCCAGCGCGTCAAGACTGTCAATGTTAGTCGAGCCGTCGTCAAGGCGCCTGTCCCTGGTCGGCGATTTGCTGTCCCAGACAGCCTCTGAGAGCGCCGCTATGGTGTGTTTGCACCTCCGCAGGATAAAGAACCTGCCCTGCGACATGAGCATGTCACAGAGCCGTATACGGTCGATTATCTCGCCCTTGCGCGCGTTGCGGACTTCCACCGGGATATGCCGCGCGAATACCTCGATGCGTATGCCCTTAATGAGCGTAGTTTCCGCGCTGTCGCACCAGATGGACGTCGCCCTGACCTGCGCCTGCGAGCGCTGAACGAATCCGCAGACGTCGTCCGTGAGCGTTCCGGGGTCGATTACTTCCTTGCGGTAGTACTCGTCCAGAATCACGATACTGCGGTACCCGCGGGTTATTCCCACAAGACACCCCGCGTGCGCCGAGCCGTTCCCGCCGAAGTCAAGCCCCATCGTTCCGATGAAGATATCCTGCGGGACATCGTCGAGAATGAAGCGCTCCGGCTCGTCCGCGAACTGGCGGTAGATAACGCCGTCAGCGGACTTCCATTCCCCGAGTATGTACCGCTTGAAGAACACGCCGGTGTACATACCCCGGTAGCGCCCTTTGACGGCTTCCGAGAGCGACAGGTTGTCGTCCATCGTGAAATGGAGATACAGCAGGCGCTTGTCCGCGCGCTTGTCTATCCAGCCGGTCTTGAACCAGTGCGCAGGGCTTCCGGGATTGCAGTTGAACCAGAATTTTGAGCCGTCCACCGAGCAGCGCCCGGTCGCCTGGTTGACGAAGCTCTCCGGCATGAGCGCCACCTCGTCGAAGAACACCCCCGCGAGCGTTATGCCCTGAATGAGATCCTGGGAGCGCTCGTCCTTGCCGCCGAACACGTAGAAGTAATTTTCTGTGCTGCCTCTGCGAACAATGACAAGGTTCTCGGTGCGCTGCTCCGACACCGAATACCCGCGCGAACGGAGCATGAGTTTCAGCCAGAACAGGACGTTGCGCCGGAACGAGCCGATAGTCTTGCCGCACATCGCGAAGTTGCAGGATTCGAACTCCGACATAGCCCAGATAACGAAACCGAGCGACATCGCGACGGACTTCCCCGAACGGATAGCGCCGTCGGCGATAATGCCGTTGTAGTCCCGCACCGGGGACGAGCGGCACCACCAGTTCAGGACTTTCCGCTGCTTCTTCGAGAACGGCTTGAACCTGAACACCGCTTTAATCTTCATCGTTCCAGTCCTCCGCAGCAGAGCCGTCCAGCGCCGCAAGGAAGCCGTCGTCCGGGGACTGCTCATCCTCGCCGGAGAGCTTCTTCTCCTGCAATGCTGCCTGCTTCTTCTGGAGCTTCACGCGCTCCCCGGAGCTGCCCTCGCCGATAAGGTCGACTATCGCATTGAACGCCTTGGTGTCCCCGAGCGCCGCCTGCCGTACCATCGCCGCGACTACCGCCGCGCCGTAGGTCGGGTCTGCTCCGAAGCCCATGTCTACAGTCATGTTGTATATGTCGTCGTTCACGATTCCGCTTGAGAGCAGGTCGTTCATCAGGGATTTCAGCGCCTTTTTGCGGCGGCGGGTCTCGCCGGATTTCTTGCCGCCCTTTCTGCCGTTTTCTCTTGCTTCGCTCTCGCTTCGAAACGGTACTAAATTCTTATCATTCAAACATCACCACCTGCTTGCATAGAAACAGCGCCCGGGCGATTGCTTCGGGCGCTTTTCAGTATTTCATGATACTAGTATAGCACATTTTCAGCTATCATTCCATATCATCTTTACGTGCTGGAGCGCCCGCCCGTGCAGGCGGCATATCTGCGGATAGCTGTAATTCATGCGGGCGGCGGTTTCGTCGAGGGTCAGCAGGTTGATGTACTTGTACTCCAGCAGCGTGCGCAGGCGCACCTCCGGGACGGTCGCTATCGCCGCGCGTATCTCCCGCTGGAGGTCTATGCTGCGGTCGATGTCCTCGTTTATCTCGCGCTCCAGGTCGACTATCCGGGCGGTTATCTCGCCGATACGGTCGCGGGGCGTTGGACTGTGTGTACCGTCCGAGCTTCCGGAGCTTACCGTCTGGGCTTTCCGGCGAAGCTCCCCAACCTGCTCCAGCTTAGCGTTTATGCTGTCGTTCAGGTCCTTGTACTGCGAGAGGTATTCTTTTGCGGTCATTAGCGTCCCTCCAGAAACATGGTGTCCCTGACTTTCCCGCACTTTTGGCAGACCAGATAAACGCGTTCGCCGTTCAGCCCCGAAAAACTCTGGATTTTCCTGCACCACTGGTAATCGTGCCTGCAAAAAAGCCGCTTTATCATTAGTTTCATTTCTCCACCTCTACCTCGTCCAGCGCGGCGATTATCACGCTGGGCGTATTTACGTCCATCAGCTCAAGCGAATACGTCCAGCCGCCTTTTGCGTACCGCGTGATAACTCCGGATATCCTGCACCTGGAGGTTATCCCCATGTGCGTGTGCAGGACTACCGCGCCCTGTTCCGCCGCTTTCGTGACTTCTTCGAGCTTCATAACAGCACCTCGATTCTTACAAAAATCCCGGGCATCTGCGCCCAGAACTTTTCGCACAGCTCCGAAGCGACAAGTGCGTCGTCCTTCCAGAATCCGACCGCAGTCATGCAGTCCTTGAGGAGCTTCTGCAAATTATCCGTGTCCGGCTTTGTCGTTCTGTACTCGCCGTCAGCGTGACCCTCTACTGGGAAGCACCACCGTGTTATCAGCCGAACTCCGCAGGTATACGGCTTCTCCGGCTTATGCTGTGCCAGGTGCGCCGTGAGCTTCGCGCGGGCTTCTTTAAGCTCCGGAGGGTCGTAAAAGCGCGGTCTGCCGTTCCGGACTGTGACCTTGTGCTCCTGCGCCGTCACCGTCGGCGGTATCATCGGCAGGAAGAACTGCAATGAGGAATCCTCCAAGGGACACGCATAGGATTTATCGCAGCTAGGCATTGTGCAGCCCTCGCGGTCTGAATCATATGCGCCGCAGTTGTAACATTCATTTGCCATATTATTACATTCTCCTTTCTGAGAAAAAAATTTGCTTTGTCAGGACAGGGGAAGGAGTCGTCGTGCGTAAGCTGTCGCACGACTACTTTCCCCCTGACCGGAGGGAAAGGGAAAAACCTATATACGTAGTATATAGATTTTCCTTCCCTCGGAAAAACTCGGTTTTTGCCGACTTTTTCCCTCTAAAATGACGTCGGGAAAATCTCGACATTTTCCCTCGCACGGAAAGGGAAATTCTCCGGCTTTTTCCCTTTGAGGGAAAGGAAATCATTTCGACTTTTTCCCTGCCTTGCCGTCCTCTACATAGAAGCCGCCGTGTTCTTTCAGACGTGTGCGGACTGTCTTTTCAGTCACACCCATGTACTCCGCAAGCTCGGATATTCCGACTTCCTTGCCGTCCATACAGCAGAAGTTGAACGCGCTTTCAATAGACTCCTTACGCTCGTCCTTGCGCTCCTTGTCGGACTTTTTCTTGCTGAAATTCCGCTGCCAGGGCTGCGCCGGGGCGTCAAGCTGAATATCTTTCAGCACCCCCGACATGTCTATCCTATGTATCGGATAATCGAACCACACATTCACCGGCGTGAACTTCGGGAACTCTCGCAGAGTACCCTCGATACGCCACGCGGAACGGCTTTCAGCCAGCTTCTCCGCCGCCGATATACTTTCCTCCGCCTGCCGCAGGGAATCCCCCGCAAGCGCGTTTCTGACGTGCTCCCGCATTGCCTTGGCCGTAACCATGTCGTCCTGTGAAATGCCGCCCGCCTTGCCGCTGCGGACGAGCAGGTCATAGCAGATATTGCACACCGCCTTGTTCTGCTCCTCCTTAATGAGCGCCTCCGGGAGCCCCAGCTCGATGAGGTCGAGGAGCGCGTCCGGGTCGCGGGCGAACACGCCGGAGCCGGAGGCTCTGTCCATGCTGCGCTTGGCTCCCTGCGCTCCCTTTGAGTGATGGTGGCAGTATATCACCGCGCAGCCAAGCTCCGTGCAGACCTTGTCGAACTGGTTGCAGAAGTGCGCCATCTGGTCGGCGGAATTCTCGTCGCCGGTGATGACTTTATAGATAGGGTCTATGATTATCGCGAGGTAATCTCGCTTTGCGGCGCGGCGTATCAGCTTCGGCGCGAGCTTGTCCATAGGCACGGACTTGCCGCGCAGGTTCCAGATGTCGATATTCCGGAGGTTCTCCGGCTTCCAGCCGAGCGCGTTGTAGATGTCAGCAAATCTGTGCTCGCAGGAAGCCTTGTCCAGCTCCAGATTGACGTACAGCACCCTGCCCTGGGCGACTTTCCAGCCGAGCCACTCCCGCCCCTCCGCGATAGCCGCGCACAGCTCTATCAGCGCGAACGACTTGCCCGCCTTCGAGGGTCCCGCGATGAGCATTTTGTGCCCCTGCCGGAGAACTCCCCCGATAAGCGGCGGCGCAAGCTCCGGCATGTCGTTCCAGAAATCCGCCGCGTTCTCGAAGCCCGGGAGGTCGTCGTTCACGCCCTCTATCCATTCCCGCCACTCGTTCCAGCTCGCCTTGCCGATGTTCGTATCGACGATGTACTGCCGGTTCTCGCCGCGCTGTACGCCCGGGATCCTCGACAGCCGCGAGGGATTGCGGTTCTGCGTGTCGGGCTGTAAGCCGTTCTTCTGGCATATCTGGTAGAGGAAATCCACCCGGCGGCGGTACTCCTCGTAGTTCTCCGCGTCGATTCGGACGATAGCGTGCAGGCTCTTTTTGCCGCTGTAGACCAGCGCCGCGACCGGGAGCTCCAGCTCGCGGATAATAGCGTTCTGCTGTTCGATGTCGACGTTGTCGCTCTCCACCAGGGCGTAGCGGAACTCCGTTACGTTCTCGTTCTTGATACCCCTGCCGTCCAGAGGATTGAAGCGAATCCACGCCCCCGCGCGCGGGTTGTAGTCCCCGAGGACAGCGCCGACATCGCCGCCGCATTTCGACAGGTGCGCGATGAGCTGACCCGCCGTGCGGTCGTAGGCGCCCTTGTTCGCGGGAATGAACCTGCCGTCCTTTTCGTAGCTCTGCATGACATAGCCGACCTTGTCCTCCGGCTCGAACAGCGCTTCCAGGTAGCGGATTATTTCCCGCGCGGGATTCCAGTCGGCGGGCGGGTTTATCTCGCGTCCTTCCACCCAGTTCCTGTTGACCACGACGTGTTCCTCCGGGGCTTCATATGATATCTCGTCGTCCCAGTCCAGGGCGCGGCTTTCTGCGGCGGGCATTCCGCGCTCCTTTGCGAGCTGGACTATCGTCGCCCCGGTGACGGGGTTCGGATTCCCGCCGAAGCTCTCCCACTTCTTCGCGCACTCGCCGGAATGATAGCGGCTGTCGGAGCGGCTCCAGTCGTCCCACACGGAGCAGGGCAATCCCTCCTGCTTCAGCGCCATGCCCACGTTTACCCATGTCTGATAGTCGAGGGACGCGGGGTCTATGTATTTTAAACATTCTGTTAGATTCATAAGCACCTTTCTTTCAAATTCGGAATTCGGAATTATGAATTCGGAATGAATGTGTCCCGCTTCGCGGGACTGATTTAAATTCGATACGATCGGAATACGTCCGCGACAGCGGACACCGAAATTCCGCATTCCGCATTCCGAATTCCGAATTATTCTGGCGTGTATTCCGCGGGATTTACGCTGTGCGGTACGCGCCAGCCGTTCGCCGCTATCCGCGTTATCATATTGCTCGCCTGCTGGAACGTCCATTCCCCGACGTGCAGGAAGCCTTTATTCTCCAGCAGGCGTATCTGCTTCGGGGTGGAAAGTCCGTCCATGCGGCGCTTGTTAAGGCGGTCGAGGAGCATTGCTGCCTTGCCCGCGTTCTCTATCTCGTTCGGGTAAATGCCGTACTTCTCCAGCGCGTCAAGCTGCTTCTGCGACGGCGGGGACATCTCCCAGCCGAACGACGGAACGTAGCCGGACAGGTCCTGCGCCTGTATCGACATCTCGAACTGGAGCGGGTCAACTAACGCGCGCTTGCGCTTTCGCATTTCGCCCAGCTGCTTCGCGAGGGCTTCCTCCCGCTGGGCTACTACGTCGGTTTCCGCTCTTTCTTCGGCTTCGGTGATGTCCAGCGGACAGCCCGCCGCCGCGAGGTTCTCCGTCATTTTCTGCGCCACCTCGTCGCTCTCGCAGATGAGGTGCGCGGGTCTGCACAGCTCGTGCCGCTGAGTATGCCAGAGGAAATCCAGTAACAGCAGGTCTTTCTTGCCGGGACTGAGCCGCGTTCCTCTGCCCACCATCTGGCAGTAAAGTCCGCGCACCTTTGTCGGGCGGAGGACTATCACGCAGTCCACGGAGGGGCAGTCCCAGCCCTCGGTGAGGAGCATTGAATTACAGAGCACGTTGTACTTTCCGGCTTCGAAATCCCGGAGTATCTCCGCGCGGTCGTCGGAATTTCCGTTGACCTCCGCCGCCCGGAAGCCACGCTCGTTGAGGATATCCCGGAACTTCTGGGAAGTCTTGACCAGCGGCAGGAACACCACCGTCTTCCGGTCGGCGCAGTTGCGGAGCATTTCGTCTGCTATCTGATAGAGATACGGCTCGAGGGCGGTGTCGAGGTCTGCGGCGCGGAAGTCCCCAGCCTGGACGGAAACCCCGGTGAGGTCGAGGTTCAGCGGGATAGTCAGCGCCTTTATCGGGCAGAGGTAGCCCTCCCGGATAGCGCGGGGGAGAGTGTACTCATACGCCAGGGAATCGAACACCTGACCGAGATTCTTCATGTCGCCGCGGTCGGGGGTCGCAGTCACGCCGAGGACTTTCGCGCCGCTGAAGTGCTGTAATATCCGCTGATAGCTGTCGGAGACGGCGTGATGAGCCTCGTCTATTATGATAGTATCGAAGTAATCCGGCAGGAACCGCGCGAGCCTGCTCTCCCGCATGAGGGTCTGCACGCTCCCGACGGTTATCCGCCAGAACGAGCCGAGGGAGGTTTCCTCGGCTTTCTCGACGGCGCAGTTGAGATTGCAGGCTTTATGTATCTTGTCCGCCGCCTGCTCCAGGAGCTCCCCGCGGTGCGCCAGAATGAGCACGCGCTCGCCGCGCTTCACGCAGTCCTCGGATATCTTCGCGAAAACTATCGTCTTGCCGCAGCCGGTGGGGAGCACGAGCAGGGTGCGCTGTACGCCCTGCTCCCACTGTTCCAGCACGGCGGCTTTCGCTTCGTTCTGGTAGGGTCGGAGCGCTATCGGCGCGGGTCTGACCGCAGTTTCGGCGGGGGCGGGCTCAAGTAAAGTGAGCTGATTTTCCATGCGCTCACCACTTTCCGGGAGAGAATACGCCGGTGGGCTGATTAGCGGGGGCGGTCTGCGGAGCGTACTGCTGAACCGGCTGTGCGTACTGCTGAGGCGCGGGCTGATACTGCGGCTGTGACTGTGGTGCGCTCTGGGGCGCGGTCTGCGGGACGTTCTGCGCAGGTGCAGATGAATTTTCAAACGGGTCATAGAACTTCTTTATGTCGTTCGACTGCATATCCTCGCCGTTCTTGCCCTTCCAGCTGCGGACGGTTATCTTGCAGCGGCCGTGCGCGCCGGGGACGGCGTTCCAGTTCATGCGGAGCGGTTCGCCCTTGCGCTTCAGTCCGATACCCGTGAAGAACGCGGAGAGCAGTCCCTCGCAGCGGGTGTGCAGGAAAAGTCTGTGCCTGAGGTTCGCGGCGCTTCCGTCCGGGAGCGTTACCGCGAGGGTAACTATCGCCATGTTGCACGGCGGGAGCTTCTCCGAACCGTCGTAACGTCCGCGCTCGAAGCCGGTCACGGTGAAGTCGTAGTCGCCCTCCGGGATTATCGTGAAGTCGCTCTCGCGGGATATTTCGTCGTCCCAGCCTAATTCTCTTTCGATGATTTCTGACATTGTGTGGTGTCCTCCTATGAATTTTATCGGGAGATTTTCTTTCCTCCCTGACCGAGTTTAGCATGTAAAATACTGCATTTTACTGCAAAATCAGAACGGGTATTTCTGTTCGTTGATGAAATCAACAATCTGCTTCCACGCACCGACCAGAACGCCGCTGACGAAATCCTCCGGGTAGGCGCTTATCGGCATATCCTCCGGGAAGTAGCCCTTTGTCGCGACCGCCGCGCGAATCTGCTGTTCAGTTATCCCGGAAGCACTCATCAGGTCGGCGAGGCTCTGCGGAATACCCGGATGAACTTCCGTCGCGGAAGTACTCGTAGCAGGCGCGGGCGGAGTTTCAAGGGGCTGAACAGGCGCGTAGATCTGCGCTATCTGCGCGTACTCCATCGGAATTTCCTCCGGGAGCCCGTAGCGGTTCTTGGCGTCCCAGCATGGGTGGTGCTGGGTGTACATCACGCGGCGGTTTCCCTGCGCCTTGTGTTTCTTGCCGTCCTTGTCCGTCTGGACTACGACGGTCTTGTAGTTGCAGAACAGCACGATGTCCGCCCATTCCTTTATCAGCGGGGATATCTTGTTCGTGGTCTTGCTGCCGAGCTTCATTTCCCAGCGGTCGTAGCTTCCCATTTCGTCCGGCTGCTCGAACTTCCGGAGCGCCGCGTGCGCGGTCAGCGTGACATTTATCCCGGCGTTTATGACCTCCGTCAGCTTGTTCAGAAACTTCCCGAAGCTCTCCTTTTCGAACTCCCAGCCCTTGCCGTAGCCGAAATCCTCGATACCGGATTTGCCGTTCTTCGCGCAGAGGTCGGCTATACAGAGCTGCTCCGCCCAGTCCACGGTGTCAATAACGAGGGTCGCGCAGGGGCGCTTGTCCCGGACGAAATCCAGCTCCTGGAGGAGCATTTCCCAGCTTGACGGCGCGGGTAATCTCGCTACGTCGAGCTGCTTTGTAGAGCCCTCGGTGTCGATGAAAAGTGGGCTTGGGAACTGCGCCGCGAGGGTCGTCTTGCCGATTCCCTCCGCGCCGTAAATCACCGTTTTAACGGCGGTGTGTACTTTTCCGGTTGAAATGTTGAAATCCATCAGAATACTCCTTTACTCCAGGTTGCCCTCTGCGGGGCGGCGTACGTGCCTGCGCTGGTGATTGTCGGCGCGGCTGTAGCGGCTGTATTTGCAGGCTGTTCAGTCGGCTTCGCATAGCCGTCCTCGATGATGATACTGCACTCGCCGCCGGTGCTGACGCGGGTCGCTATCACCTGCAAGCCCTCCTGCTCCAGCCATGCCCCGAACTCCGCGAGGGTCGCGGCGTCCATCTGCTCCAGCTTGTCCATGAGGACGAAACCGCACTGCGGGTTCAGCCTGCGGACTATCGCCGCAGATACCCGGAGCTGCTCCGCGCCGCTCATGCAGTCCCACTTTGCGCCGTTGTAGGTGAGTTCGCCGTCCTGCACGGAAAGTCCCGGCAGCGGGAGGTCTGCGCCGTCCAGCAGGGCGGTTTTCTGCGCGCGGATATCCTCTATCTTCGCTGTCAGCTCGTTGTACTGCTCGCGGGTCTCCTGGGCTTGTGTGAGGGCGCGGTCGCGCTCGCGCCTTGCCCGGACTTTCGCGTTGATAACGTCGATGTCGTGAATGCTCTGCTCGATCTCGGCGGTGCTTTCGTCCGTGAGGTCGGCGGCGGACTTGCGGGCGGTTTCGGCTGCATGCTGAGCGCGGGCGAGGACTTCCGCGGCGCGGTCGTACTCCTGCCGGGCGCGGAGTAATTCCTGCTCGCAGATATCGCGGTTCTGCCGCAGGCGCTGATTTTCGCCGTTCTTCGCGAGTATCTCCTGCTGACTGCGGAGCAGCTCGGAAATGCTGACCTCCTCGGCGGGGGCTTCGGGGTAGTCCGGGAGCTCGTCGGCGTACTTCTGCTTCTGGTCGGCGACCTGCCCGACGGCGCGGCGCTGATTATAGGCGTTCTGCTCCTGCTGTTCGAGGGCGGCGAGCTTGTCCCCCACGCCGATTATCCGGAGTAGGGTCTGCGCCTTTTCCTTGCTGGTCGCCTGCATGAATTTCGGCAGGTCGAGCGCGAGCTGCCCGATGAACTCGTTGAGGAGCTGCTGACCGCCCTTGCCGCCGTTCGGGTCGGTGATTTTCAGCGTTCCCCGGTCGCCCTTGCGCTCTACGATAAGCCCGTTCGAGAGGGTCACGCGCAGGTGCGGAGGAATTACCGAGCCGTCCCGCTGCGGCTGCGAGGGCTTGAACTTGTCGCCGCCCAGCGCCCAGGCTATTCCGTCCAGCACAGAGGTCTTGCCCTGGCCGTTGTTCCCGCCGATGACTGTCAGACCGCTCTCCGACGGGGTGAGCTGCACCGCTTTTATGCGCTTGATGTTTTCGAGTTCAAGGTTGGTTATTTTTATCATCTTGACAAATCTCTCTTTCTGTGGTACAATACCATTGTGATAAACTATTATTGTCTTTGCCGCTCCCGAGCGCTCGCTCTGGGGCGGGTTTTCTTTTTCTGCGGGAGCAGTCCTCTAAACGACCACACCATGATAATGCAAGTGATTGCAACTGCTATGTCCATGCCGTTCATGGAGTAGCTCCAGCCGTTCAGCGCGGAAGCTATCCATCTGAGGTGGAAGCCTACCAGCGCGGCGGTTGCGTATACTATGTACTTCTTCACGCCTGAACCTCCATAGCTTTCAGCTTCTTAAATCTGCGTTCCAGGTCGGCAATGTTAAGCCCCCAGGCTTCGTAGGCTATCTCGGTGTTCACGCGCTGAGCATTCCAGACCGGAGTGTTTCGCTCGGTCATTATCGCCAGAGCCTTGTTTTTCAGGCTCTTGATGGTCGCGGGCGCGAGCTTCCCGAAAAGTTCCCTGATGTCGCTGTTGGAAAGCTCGATTCGCTCGTAGTACAGCCGTATCGCGGTTTCCAGAGATGTTACCTGCGGTACGCGGACGTTTGCTGCTGTTGACGGCATTGTGTTCGCCTCCTTTCGTTATGCGGCGTGTGCCGCTCTCTGTGCTGCCCTCTGATCCAGCAGATACATGAGTGCCGCCGCGAATATTTCCGCCTCCTGCTCTATGACGGCGCTGCTCCATATGGAGTAATCCCCCCTGCTGCTCCGGACGTGCAAACAGTAGTGCCCGATCTCATGCGCCAGCGTAAAACGCTTTTCTGCGCGGCACAGCGTTTCCCGCAGAACTACGATGGCTTCTCCATCGTTTGCGCCTATCAAGATAATGCCTTTTTCACTGGGCTTGAGCATGTCAACGTACTTATTCAGCACTACCCCGCCTATTCCCAGACTTCGGGCAAGTCGGCACATATCCAGGCTGTCTCCCAGCTCCCGCGCGGCTATGTCCAGGATATCCGCAGCATACGCCACGATCTCCCAGCATGGCACCGTTGCACCGCACTCCGGGTCGGACTTTGTTGCGTGCCGCTCGAACGCGCGTAAATACTCGCCTGTGAGGGGTGAACTATGCGCCATGAGTAACACCGCCTTTCAGGTCCTTTGCCCTGTCTATCTGGTTGATAATCTCCAGCAGCTTGCAGATTGAGCCGCCCGCGCTCATGTACTCGCTAAGCATTGCCCCCAGCTTTAAGCCGTTTTCAAATGCCTGCTGTTCGCCACCTGTGAACGGCTTGACGCGAGCGGCGCGCCTGGCTCTCTCGCTCCTCTGTCCCAGTATGTACCCGGTGCGGTACAGCGTTCCCAGCGCTGCGACGGCGGTATAATCCGGGTCGAGGTTCGCGCCGTACTTGGTTATGTACTGGTCGTATATACCCCGCGCGTCTGTCATGTCGGCTATGCGTATGTTCTCATGGCACAGCGTCAGCAGCGCCGCCAGCTCTTCCGGGGTCGTCTTTATGGGTTCTCTCATGATGTTACCCCCTCAGGAACTTGCTGATAAAGTACGTCTGCCCCTTGCCGGTCACTTTTGTCGTGCGGTTTATCCTGACCGAGCCGTCCGGATTATTGACCGTGCTCTCCTTGACTTCGAACAGCCCCATCTCCATAGCGCGCTGTGTGGGCATATTGTGAGAATTGCCGCCCTTCATCAGATAGCCCTCCTGCCTTAACTGCTCGAACAGGCGTTTCTGTCCGGTCTGGACGCCGTTCTGCTTGAGTATCTTTGCAAGGTCGCCTATCAGTATTGAGTTGTGCGCCGTTTCGACTGCCTGGGCGAAAAGCACCATGGGCTTGTCCTGCTCGACCTTGGCCTCCAGCTCAACGCGCTTTGCCTTTTCTTCCTTGAGCTTTGTCGCAAGCTGTATCAGGAAGTCCGGAGAAGTCAGAGCCTGCTCCAGCGTGTCGTCCGTCATGTACGCGCCATTCCTGCGTATCGTCGGGAGCACCTCGTCGAATACCCAGTGCTCGAACTGCTCAGCCGCCGGGAGCTTGCTGTGCGTTATCAGGCGGTAGACGTTGCCCTCGTTGATGAACTTCGCCTGCTGTTCTCTGCCCATGCTGTCGATGAGGGGGTAAATCGCCACCCCATTCTCTTGGCAGTGCTGGACAATTGCTTTCTTGGTGTCTGAGTACCCAAGGGCTAAAGCGATATCCTTACCGCAGAACAGCACCGTGCCGTTCTCCTCGACCGTCCGTATCTCTCCGAACTGGTCGTTCTTGAAAATCTGTAAAGCGTTCATGTAGTTTCCTCCTTAAATCTTGATAGGTTCCAGTAGCTGATCTGCGGTGCAGTGCAGCGCCGCCGCAAGCTTCTTCAGCGTTACGATGTCGGGTTTTCTTGCTCCAGTTTCGTATTGTGTAATCGCACTTGCTGTTATTCCGACAGCCTTTGCTAGTTCTCGCTGGGTCATGTTCTGGTCCTTGCGGTACTTATAGATTGCAGTCATTTTTATCACCTCCGTTCTCACGTTGTGTTATCATTATAACTCACAAAACGTTATCTGTCAATAGGTGAAATAACATTTTGTTAACTTACACAAAATGTGACCTAAATTATTGACAAAGATAACAGATTGTGATATTATAATAGATGAAGACGCAGAACAGCGTAATTAACAGGAGAATGAATATGTTTAGCAATAGATTAAAAGAATTACGTCAGGAAAAAGGATTGATCCAAGAGCGCTTTGCACAAGAACTTAATGTTTCAAAAGGCGCTGTGGCTATGTGGGAAACCGGCAAACGTATACCGGATTCAGAGATGTTAAAAGCAATCGCAAAATTCTTTTCTGTTTCTGTTGACTATTTGCTAGGCGAATCCAAATTCCGCAACAACGAAGAACTAATCAAATATAACGAGGACAGAGCGAACTGGGGAATAAATGACCCTTACTTTGAGGCGGCATTCGATTTTGCAAAACTTCTTACTCCTATCAGAGAAGAACAGGGAGTTTCCCTGTCAGAGCTTGGAAGAGTTATCGGTGCTTCCAAAGAACAAATGCAGGACATTGAGGACGGAGTTCTGCCCATAACATACGAACAGGCGGAAAAGCTGTGCGAACATTTAAGGACAAACGTATCTCAAGTTCTATTTGATAATCAACTCTATGACGATGAGGTTCCGGAGGAATATCACGACAATGTGAAAGCCTGGGAACACAAGAAGAAAGAACTTGAAAAGGAGGCAGAAGCAAATGTTGATGATCTTCATGAGGAGATATTAAATCCAGATATTCTCATGATAGCGCGAGCAGGAGAAAAAATGACGCCTGAACAGGCAGAGAACTTACGGAAGTATGCGCAGTATATGTTCCCGGAGGCATTTAAGAATGATTGATGAAAGCAGACGAACCGATATTTATAACGTAGCTTTTTTGTTCATGATCGAAAATAATTTGGATACTATTCCAGTTTCCATAGAAAGAATCTGCCGGATACTGAAAATTGAGCTTGTCCCTTTAACGCAAATTTCGTTTGAAACGGGGCTAAGTCAAGAGGATATTTTTGCTTTATGGGGCAACAGGGACGGAGTGCTTCAGTACTTCAACGGAAGGTATAAAATAGCATATAATGATCTGCAATCAGAGGTCAGACGCCGCTTTACCGTGATGGAAGAGATATCTCACTGCCTTTTGGGTCACGGTCTCGACCCAACGTTCAATATGTTCAACCAACACTATGACCGCCAGACATATGCAAGGTATGAGGAGGAAGCTAGAATGTGTGCGGGGCTAGTCCTGTGTCCGCCACAGTACTATTACAACTTTCCGTGTAAGATGTCAAGAAATCTGTTTCAGCAGATGTATAAGGTTTCTGGCAGCTGTGCTGAAACCAGAATAGATATTCTTGCTAAATATGAAACGGAAATCAAGAGAAATGATTTCTATGGAGTTCTTCCAGAGGTAAAATATGAAAATCCATTTTCTCCGTGGCCTTGGGGACTGTACAGACATAATCAGGACAACTACGCCGTAATATAAAAAATCCCCTGCCCGAAAGAGCAGGGGAACATCATAGAAAGGGGAATACCAATGCCAGTAAACAAAACCGGCGTCAAGAAAAACGGCTTGCAGCAGTACCGCGTTCGCGTGAATTACACCGATGCGGCGGGCAAGGCTCGCCAGATTGAGCGCACCGCCTACGGCCTAGCGGAAGCCAACGCGCTGGAGCAGTCCCTGATAGCCGAGTACAAGGACAAGAAGCAGGCAGTTTCGCGCATGACCGTCCAGCAGCTCTACGACGAATACGAAGTCTACCACAGCCACGAAACACGCAAGACCTCCCACGACAGCGCGATGAAGAACCTGCGGCTCCGGGTAATGCCGACTATGGCGGGATATCGCCTTGACAGGCTCTCGCAGCCGGTCCTCGCGAAGTGGAAGAACGACATCGCCGCCAACGAAAAGCTGTCCATCACGACAAAGCAGAACGCATACGCCGCGTTCGTAGCTATGCTGAACTACGCCGTGAAAATGGAGTACCTTGTGCGGAATCCCCTGAGCGCCCTCGGGAACTTCAAAGCTCCCGACGCAATCGAGAAGCCCGCCGACAAGCTGCACTACTACACCTCGGAGCAGTTCCGGGCGTACATCGCCGAAGCAAAGAAAAACGCCCGGACCGTGACGGACTGGGCGTTTTATGTATTCTTCTGTATCGCGTTCTACACCGGGGCGCGCAAGGGCGAGATAAACGCGCTGAAATGGTCGGACATTGACGGGAATATCCTGCATATCCGTCGGAGCATTTCGCAGAAACTCAAGGGCGGCGATGTCGAGGGTCCTCCGAAGAACAAGTCCAGCTACCGCGACCTGCAAATCCCCGCGCCGCTGATGAAGATACTCGCCGAGCACAAGCGCCGTCAGCAGGAGTCCTCCCGGCTGTTCAGCGAGGACTACCGCGTGTGCGGCGGCGAAGCTCCCCTCCGAGACACCTCCATTGAGAACCACAATAAGGAGTTCGCGAAAGCCGCCGGGCTTCCTCATATTCGCATTCACGACTTCCGGCACACTCACGCTTCCCTGCTTGTCAACGAGGGAATAAACATTCAGGAGATAGCGCGCAGGCTCGGGCACTCCGACGTGCAGATGACATGGAACACCTACAGCCATCTCTACCCCCGGGAGGAGGAACGCGCCGTTGCAATACTTGATAAGATCTCCCCGGACTGAGCTACCCCGAAATCCCCGAAAAATCCCCGAATATTTCGAAAAACAGATTTTTTCACTTGAACTCGGATTTATCCACGTTGTTCCGATTTGGCTTAACAATGCGGTTTGTACACCTTGCAGAATTACAACTTTGGCATTCTTGAAACCGCAATTTCATTCCCCCCATCTCCACCATATATTTAAGAAACCGCATTGCAATGCGGTTTCTTAATTTTTATCCCCGAAAAATCCCCGAATTATCGCGGAAAACGAAAAATCCCCGGAGCCAGCGCCCCGGGGATAACGATTATTCAGTTTTAACTGAGCAGCCCAACTGCCGAAGTTTTCTCGACAGTTCCTCCTCCTTGCTCTGCCCGACGGTTATCTCGGCAGTGATCCTGACCTGCTTCTCCGGCGCGACCAGAGAACGGAACCAGTCCATATTCTTGCCGAATCTGGCGAGCCAGTGCTCCGGGTCGCCGTGGTTGGAAGCGTACCCACGGGCGCAAGCCTCCTTGTGGCTGATGATGTTTCCCGGCTTAATGGTCGGGTAGTTCTTCATGAGGCGCTGGCAGAGGTCAGCCGCAAGCCCGAAGGCCTCCTCGAAATAGGCGCGGTCGTTCAGCGCGTCCTCGCAGACCTCAATCTGTATGTACGCCGGAGCGTAGTTGTAACTGCCTTTTGAGCCAGATCCGCAGCCCCAGCAGCAGACGTTCCAGGGGAGCAGCTTACCCGCTTTCACTTCGCCGTTCTTGTCCTTGCCTATGACCGCGTGCGGGCAGACATTGCTGTCCGGGCGGTCGAAGTAGTTCCTGTAGGGATTCGCCCCGCAGATTTCCGGCGCGTTGACGTAGCGCTTGAGGTTCGGATTGTTCGCCCCGGTGCTGTGGATTATGATACCTGCCGGGCTGCCTGTCGGCATGGGGCGGGCGGCTTTGAACGCTCCATTGTTCCGGGCGTATGCTTCAAATGTTATCGCCATCGTTGCTGCCCTCCTTATCCGTATTCGCCTTCTTCTCAATATCGCTCCTGATACGCTTCGCAAGCTTCATCAGGAACGGTGGGAGCTTCACGCCTATATCTATCATATTCTCCAGGACGGATATCACCTCGTTGCACATGAGCCACGCGCAAACGACGATCGCGCACACGAACGACACCTCAAGCTGAATCCCGATGTTGTTCGCAGCGTATGTAACGAGCCAGTCCATCACGCCGCCGACCACCACGAGCAGCCACATGCAGACCTTCTTCACGATTCCCCGGAACGACTTGTAGCTGCTTATCTTCTCGCTGCGGTACTTTGCCGCCGCAAGCCCGGTTCCGTAGTCTATAAGCTGGAGCAGCACCAGCAGCAGGAACGGCACGGCTACCACGCCGAGCCACGCGAACAGCGCCGAAAGCAGCGCCGTGAAACCGATTTTTTCAAGTTTGTCCATTTATTCCTCCATTCCCGCGAGCACCGCACGGAGCTGCGCTGCTTCTTCCTCAAGCGCCTTGAGCCGGGATTTATCCTCATCTGTTCCGACGCCCGCAACTATTGCAGCAAGTGGGCGTATTCTTTCCCGGTCTATCTCCACGAATCTCCGGGATATCTCGGCGGTGCGCAGCCGATTTTCGCGGGCAGCACGCTGCTCGTCATTTTCGCGCGGTTCGATGATTTCATCATAATTCTGCGACATATGCGTATCCTCCTTCTACTGCCTTGATGTCCGTTATTGTCCTCATGCTGGGACGTAAATCCAGCGTATCGATGTCGTTTGTGGTGCGCATCTGGTAGTAGCGCTGGCACTTCGCGAGTTCCGTCGCAGGGTCGGGCGGGACGAACGGCGTTGCCAGTGAACCACTCTCCAGCTTCGCCCATGCGAGTTTCAGGGAGTCCCCGGCTTCGGTGCCCTTGTTGAACCCGATGGAGACTGCGGAGATGTATTCGCCATCTGGCAGGTCGACCGATACCTTGTTCACTCCCTCGCGAAGCGCCGAAGTATAGTAGCTGTCAACGTAGTCCCCAGCTGCGGTCACAGTGCGGATACGCGCGGCCCATACTCCGGTGACGTCCGCTGCCTTGAGAGATAGCGTGTATTTTCCCGGTGGAAGCGGGAACTCAAAATCCTGCCAAAAAGCGTGGGTTGTTGACGACGCTGTTACCGTAGAGGTGAGCTTTACACCGCCGGAAATCGGCGCTGCGCTGCACTTCCCGGGGGAATACCATCTGTCGACCGTGTAGCCGGAGGTGTATTCAGCCTGCCCGCGCTGATTTATACGGAAATCCGGATTTATCAGCAGGTTCGGATTGCTGTAATTCACCGCGTTCCACGCTGCCTTTTCAGTGGCGGTAACGTGGATATCCGCGTTCCCTGCATGAGCCTCAATGGCGGCTCTGGCTACGCTGTCAGCACCCGAGCCGCCGAAATATGCTGACGTCTTAAAAGGGCATGCGGTGTAATCGCTCCCTACAAGCTGAATCGAGCCAGTCCCGAGCAGGTACACTGTCCTGCAAGCCCCGTCAATCCTTACCGCCTGCCCCGCCGGAATGCTGACCACTCCGTCAGCTCCCGCCGTAACGCCCGGAGCAGTGGACGCGTACACGGTAGCCGTGCCGTCGTTCCTGAGCCAGGCGTTCGTCCCGCCGCTGTAATCTGCCCTGATTTCCGCGCCTGTGAGCGCTATCGTCTTTGATGTCATGTGTTACCTCCTATTTTGTGTTTTTTCATTAAGTACGCTGAGTTGTTACGCACCGTTGCTTCATCGTGATATTGCGAGCCAAAAGCACACATTACAAAGTCACAAATTGTTGGTGCGTCCAATCTTGTTGACCCGAGATACTCGTTGTTGAGGTACATCATATTCGCGTACTGCCCGGTCATGCAGTTACCGACATGCCCAACAAGAGCGCCATCAATGTAAAAATAAGTAACACCGTCCACACGTGTAAAGCAGTACACATGGTACTCGATACAACTTACGTTTGTTTGCTGAATATCATACGCTGCAGACGAAAAGTACAAATTGCCATCAAACTGCAATAAACCGAAACCATAATGCTCAGAATTAGACAGCTGTGAAAGCCTCTTCGTGATAATGCAGTTGATAACCTTACTAACCTCAGACTTTACTATGGCATACACTGTACTTGGCTCAGCGCAAGCGAACGTACCGTACTGACTAGCTGTAAAGTGCACTGCTTCACCGTTCTCCGAAGCGCCTGAAAGAATGATATCGTTGTACCCAGTAACTGAATTCTTCCAGCGCAGGTTCGCAATATCCCGCGTATCTGGCGTGAACATTCCGAATATTCCGTCCATGATAAATGCCGTCTTGCTTATTCCTCTGCACATTGCCACAGCCCAGAACACCGCGTTATGCGCAGCCACATCGGTTATACCCGCCGAGATTTCCGGCTCGAACTCGTTCCCCGCGCTGTCGCTTATTTTGGATATCAGTCCGGTTTCCGCGTCCTTTTCTATCGTGTACGTCGTGCCGTTGAATTTTACCGAGGCGTCGGTCAGGTACTGGTATTCGGTGAGAGTAGCAGACGTTGCCCCCGCCGCCACCTGCTTCTCCGTGGCCTCCTGCCGGTTCTTAGTGCTCCGGTTCTGCGCCTTGCTTTCCGCCGTGCAGGATATCTTCTCGACAAAGCCGCTCGTGCAGGTCAGCGACAGCTCCTGTTCCATGACTATCGCCTTTTTCTGCGTTCCGTCCGCGTCCTCGACCGTGAACACATCGCCCGGCTCAAGGATATTCTCCGCAGGCATTTCGAGTGAAACCGCCGAGTAATTCAACCCGCCGAGCCTGTTCCATGCGTATTCCGCGATACCGACCGTCGCAAACGGGTCATACGCCGTCACTATGCCGTCGGCGGTTTCGTCGTACTCAGAAGCAGTGCCGTCGATGTAGATTTTATCGTCGCCGCCGCGCTGGAGCAGTATCCCCTTGACCGTGTATCCGCTTCCACCTGCTATATCCAGCGAGTAGCACCGTGCGTGCTGAACAGTTTTTCCGACCTCCTCATAAGCCGGAAATTTCAGCACCTCAGACGGCGAGAACCGCGCGTTCCTGCCATGACTTGCCGCGATGTAGCTGATAAGCTCCTGCGCCGTGTAGCCGTCTGGGGCTTTCTCGACCGTGATATCCTCGCAGACAAAATCGGTCGTGACCCCGGCGCGGGCACAGAGGTAATTCAGCATTGCCTGCATTTTGCAAGGAAACGTCGGCGCGGTTGCCTTGCTGGTGTCCACCCAGCTCACGCGCTTGTCGAGCCTGCTCATCATGTCGTAAGCCTTGACCGCAGTAACGCCGTTGCGAGTGACCGCCTCGTCAACGTAGAATGTCCCGAGCCGTATCCAGTCGAGCACCGGAGCTGTGCAGCGGTAAAAAACCTCAACTTTTTTCAGCCGCCCGTTAAAAAGAATTGTCGCCTTAGTTTCGAGCGTGAGCATGTCCGACATGCACGCGCCTATCTGGAGCTGATCGGAGCAGCTCCGCAGGATATCAACGCTGATAACGTCCCCGAGCCATAGCGTGTCCGGTTCGGCAGAATTGCCGTAAACCTTGACCATAACTCCGAACTGCCGCCCGGAGCCCTGCACCTGCGCAAGATATTCGTCTGAAACTGTCCTCATATCACATCTCCTCGAACACCAGCGAGATCTCGCTGCACATTACGTCGTCGCCGTCTGCGTAAAGCACCGGGGTCGGGATATCACCGCTCAGGTGAACAGAATACACGCTGCTGTCAACGCTGACATTGAACGTTATCGGCTTTATGACCGTCTTGATCTCCTCCCACTTCGCAAGAGGAACGATCGGGAACTGCACCGAAATGCGCTTCTTTGAAAGCTCGGAGATACGGTCTACCACCAGCGAACCGTTCAGGGTCTGGTTGACCGACTGGCTCCGGAACGTGTCCGCGATATCCGGCGGCAGGATAAATTTGCTGACGTCGATATCGCCTATTTTTAGTATCATGATACCTCCTAGAAATTGAACGGCGATTTGCCGGAGCGCTTCGCCATAATGTTGCAGTCCCGGACG